TCCACAGACGCCGGCCTGACATGGCATCCTACTATCGATGTCGAGAGCGACATCCATCAGGTCGCTGCGCATCCAACCCGGCCCGAGATCGTGATCGCAGCCGCAGCCGTGGGCCTTTGCGTCAGTCGCGATGCCGGCGCGACCTGGACCATCGAGCAGCAAGGGCTTCACGCCCCCCACTGCTCCGGTGTCGCGTTCGGCAGAGACCACATTTATGTGTCAGCATCCACGGACCCGTTTTCACCGGATGGCGCAGTTTACCGGCGCCCGCTCGACGGCAACGGTCCGCTCGAGCCTTTGGGCGGCGGCATGCCGCGGTGGCTCGCCGGCAAGGCCGATACCGACTGCATCGCAACGCGCGATTCGCTGGTTGCCGTGACCGATATGTCGGGATGCCTCTACGTGTCGGAAGACGACGGCGCGACATGGGTGCGCCTGGTTGATGGCCTGCCATCTCCAAGCGGGCTTCACATCTGTTGACCTGACGGCGCCTCCGCCGCTTCGGCTTGCGGGTCGCGCATCCGCGCAGCACATCGCCTCCATTTGATTCACTGCAAGGTTGGACCATGCCGGACCACAGCTTTGCGAGCATACTGACAGGTGCGCCTCCGCCGTATGACCGCGAGGTTTCCCAGTTCGCGCTCGCCAAGCTCGACGAGGGCCTGGGCCTCGTGTTCGGCTGGGCGTTGATCTGCAAGAAGGATGGCCTGGCCTATTTCGATCTGCAGGGCGACCACATTCCCGAACCGGCGATGCTGGATGCCGCAACCGAGTTCATGCTTTCGGCGCGTCACGCGGGCGACATGCATCAACGCAATGCGGTGGACGAGCCGATCGTCAAAGGCACCGTCGTGTTCGCCTTTCCGCTCACCGGGGATATCGCCAAGGCGATGGGCATCGCCACGGATCAGACGGGGCTGATGATCGCGATGAAGCCCAGCGATCCGGCCATCCTCGCGAAGTTCAAATCCGGTGAATACACGGGCTTTTCCATCGGCGGCCACCGCCTCAAGGACAAGGAGTACACGCCATGAGCGTTGTGCGTCGCGTGCTGGAGAAATTCCGGCTCAACGAAATTTCCGCCGTGGATCGTCCCGCCCAGGCGCACGCCACCATGACGATCATGAAGCGTGCCGACGCGCTCGACGATGCCGCTTACCAGGCGCTCTGCAAACGCAGTTTCACCGCGGACGAGCGCCGGAAGGCTGCAGCCAGCGGCACTGCGATGCCGGACGGCTCGTATCCCATCGAGAACAAGGGCGATCTTCAGAACGCCATTCACGCTATCGGTCGCGGCACAGGCAGTCTCGCCGCAGTTCAGGAACACATTGGCCGCAGGGCGCAGGCTCTTGGCGCGACCGACCTTCTTCCGGATGATTGGAATGCCGGCAAACGGCTGCCGATCTCCACCGCCGATGATGGCGCCTTGTGCATCGAGCACGACGGCGATCCCGAGCTGTCCAAGGCGCTTGACGCCTATGCCAGGTGCGGAGGCGGCGCTTCGGACCGCGCCGATTTCATCCGCTACCTCACCCAGCGTGGCTACCGCGCCGCCGACTGCGAAAAGGTCGCCGATCGGCTTGCCGCCGTCGCGTCCGGGCCCGTCGCAGCTGGAAACGGAACCGCCGGCGGCATGAGCGAGAAGCACAAGGCCTTCATGGAAAGCCGGGATGCCAAGCTGCCGGAAGGCGGCAAGGACGCTTTCGCAGCGATGAGCCCGGCCGAACGCGACAGCCACATCGAGAACAACCCGCTCGAGGACGGTGACGTCGAAAACGCCGCGACGTCCGGCACGGCCTTCAAATCCGTCGGCGGACAGCTCATCACCAAGCGTGTTGCCGGCGTCATGTTCGATGTGCTGAAGAGCCAGGACGATGAGATCCGCAAATCGCGCGATGCGCTCGCCAAGGCGGCAGAAGAACAAGCAAGCGCGGAGTTCGCCAAGCGCGCCGGCGCTCTCGGCTTCGGCTCCGAGTTCGGCTCGACCTTGCGCAAGGCCTATGGCGGCGACGCCGCGGCGCAGGCGGAGGTCGAGCAGCGCATTACTGGGCTCAAGAAGCAGGTCGAGGAGGGCGCATTGTTCGGCAGCTTCGGCAAGTCCACACCGCAAGGCGATTCCGCGGAGGCCGAGCTCCGCTCAAAGGCGGAAGACCTGCGCAGAGCCGATCCGAAGCTGTCATCGGCGCAGGCCTTCGCGAAGGTCTACGAGGATCGCGCCAATGCCGAGGTCGTGAAGCGATACAAGGCCGAACGCGCCGCCGCTCATTGAGCACAAGCCCACACCGGCTCCATCCCACGAACATCATCAATCCTGAGGAGAGACAGTCATGGCGACTGAAGGCCCGCAGCTGCGCGACGGCGGCAACACCGTCGCGGCGGCGAACTACTATAGCCCCGGCTCCGCGCTCAGCGGCCCCAACGGCTCCGGCCAATATCTGGCGGTGAAGCTCAGCACGTCGGCGGATCGGACCGCGACGTTGGCCAACACCGGTGGCGAGCCGATCTTCGGCGTTCTCCAGAACACGCCGGAGTCCGGTGCGCCTTGCGACGTCTGCATGGGCGGCATCACCAAGGCCGTCGGCGGTGCCGCGATCACCCGTGGCGCGCAGCTGATGACGGACACCAGCGCGCGGCTCATCACCGCCACGTCGGGCAATCAGGTGGTCGGCTTCGCGCTGGAAAGCTGCGGCGCCGCGAACGATCTGTTCACCGTCTACATCATCCCCGGCGGCTGGCCGCACGCCTGAGCCGTATCCCTCAAGAGGCCGCCAGCCTCTCGACCCAAATTCTGCCCGCCGTGAGGCGGCAAGCCCCTCTGATGGAGAACACCCATGCCGCAGCCCACCATGCAGTCGGTCCATATCAATTCGGCACTGACCGAAATCGCCACCGCCTACCTTCAGGCGGACGACGCCTACATCGCCGACACCGTTTTCCCCAAAGTGCCGGTGCAGCATCGCTCCGACGTGTTCTTCAAGTACCGCAAGGGCGACTTCTTCCGCGACGATTTCCAGAAGCGCGCGGATGGTGCGGAGTCGGCCGGCTCAGGCTGGAACATGGATCAGTCCTCGCCGTACCAGGCGGACGTCTGGGCCCTGCACAAGGACATCGGTCCGCAGGCGAAGGCGAACGCCGACCCGGCCGTGGACCTCGACGTGGCCGCCACCAAATTCCTCATGCAGAAGGGCAAGATCCGGCGCGACCGCATCTTCGCCGGCAAGTTCATGACCACCAGCGTGTGGGGCACGGACGTGACCGGCACCTCCAGCGGCACGCCGGGCAGCGCCACGCCGGCCTACTGGAACGACGACGCCAACGGCGATCCCTTCACCGACATCTCGGTGTGGCAGGACACCGTCCTGCAGAACACCGGCATGGAGCCCAATGTGCTGGTGCTGTCGCGCCCGGCCTACAGTGCGTTGCGCAAGCATCCGCTGGTGATCGATCGCATCAAGTACACGAGCCCCGCCTATGCCGGGAAGATCACGCCGCAGCTGCTGGCGGAAGCCTTCGACGTGGAGAAGGTCGTGGTGTCCAAGGCGGTGTACAATTCTGCGCAGGAAGGCGCCTCCGACAGCTTCAATTTCGTGGTCGGCAAGCACGCGCTGCTCTGCTACGCGGCGCCCGAGCCGGGGCTGATGGTCCCGTCGGCCGGCTACACCTTTCCCTGGATCGGGCTGCTGGACGGGCTCGGCGGTCCGGAAGGCGTGGCCATCGGCCAGATCGACATGCCTTGGCTCGGTCTCGGAACCGTGCGCACCGAAGCGCAGATGGCGTTCGACATGCAGGTGGTCGGCTCTGACCTCGGCGTGTTCTTCAGCGGCATCGTCTCGTGAACCGGCTGTCGCCGCCGCTCTCTGCTCCATCGAACTGAGCTGCCGCACGTCTGCCTAACTCAAATCAATCGTCAGAGGGAGAGGCCATGACCACGGGCTTCGTTCAACGCTACAAAGGCAAGATCAAGGCGCATGTCGTGCAGCTTGGCGCCGGCGGCATCGTGGATTCCACGACCGGCGCGCAGCTCATGGGCGGTGCCGCTTTGGATGGGCTCACCGCGCACGCCGAGGGCGGCCAGTCCAGCGCGACCCAGCTGCAGTACGGGATGAACCGCGTCTCCAGCGTGGCGTCGGCAAATGACAGCGTGGCGCTGCCGACAGCCGTCGCCAATGCCTGGGTGCTGCTGGTGAACGATGGCGGCAACGCGGCGAAGGTATTCGCCCGGAATGGCTCGAGCGATACCATCGATGGAGTCACTGGCTCGACCGGCGTGACGATCGCCAACGCCAAGCGCGACCTGTTCTACTGCCTCACGGCAGGTGCCTGGATTTCGCTGCTCGGCGCGAAGAGCGCGTAACGTGACCTGGACTTATGTCCTCGCCAATCTCGCATCGGATGCGGCGACGCAGGTCCGCTACCTGGTCGGCGATACCAAGCAAACCGACCAGCTGGTGCAGGACGAGGAGATCGCCTTCGCCCTTGCGCAGCGCTCCTCGATCTATGGCGCGGCCGCCATGGTGTGCCGCGGCATCTCCACCCGCCTCTCCCGCGAAGCAGACACGGTCGACCAGAACCTGCGCACCATGTACAGCGCCCGCGCCACGGCGTTTGCGAAACGCGCCGTCGAATACGAGGCCCAGGCCGCGCAGCGCGCGCCCGGCATGCCTTACGCCGGCGGCATCAGCCTCGCCGACAAGATCCGGCAGGACATGGACAGGGATCGGGTGCAGCCGCAGTTCGTCATCGGCATGGACGACAATTATCAGCCTGTGGCGCCGGCCGGAAACGAGGCGGAGCCCTCCAGGGAGAGCGGCGAATGAGCGTCTCCGTCGAGGTGCGCGGCGTGACCGAGCTCGCGGGCCGGTTCGAGAAGCTGCCGGAGGCAACGCGCAATAATTTGCGCGTCTTTATGGCGCGCTTCACCCTGCAGCTGCGCGATCAGGTGAAGGCCAACATCGCGGACCGCTTTAAATCCACGGGGCCGCTCTACCAGGGCGTCCAGTCGCAGCTCGAGGAAGATACCGCGGGCATCTCGGGCCGCGTCTTGGTCGAAGCCGTGCCCTATGCCGCCATCCAGGAGTACGGCGGCCAGACATCGCCGCATGAAATCGCACCGGTGAAGGCGCAGGCGCTGGCGTTCATGGCGTCGGGCAAGCTGGGCTTCAGCAGCGGCGGTGGCACGAACGCGCTCGTCTTTGCCAAGCACGTCAACCACCCCGGCTCCCGCATTCCGGAACGCTCGTACGCGAGGCTCGCGCTGACGCAGATGCGCGGTGCATTCGACGACGGCATTCGCGCGGCGACCGCCGATGCGGTGGCACAAGCCGGCTTTGCCGTGGCAGCCGAATGACGATCGCGCGCGAGACTGTGTATTCGGCCCTGTTCGGATTGCTGACGCCATTGCTCGCGCCGGGAGCCACACCCGCATCACCCGGCAACGATCCGCAACCCGGCACGCCGACCGCGGGCCAGCCCTTCAATCTCGTCTCCCGTGAGGTGATCGAGGTCAGCAAGGTCGATCCAGGCCTTCAGCCCGTCCTCTTTATGGATGAGGTGCTGGAAGAGCAGGGCGATGACGGGCAGGGCCTGCCATACGAGAAATGGAACCTGCTGCTCCATGTCGGCGTGACCAGCCCCAAGGGCACGCCGGCGGCGCCGCTGCTCAATCCGCTGATCGATCTGGTGCTGGCGATGGTCCGGCCCGGCGATGGCGACGACATCCAGGATCTCGGGATCCCGCAAGTCGATTCCGTCCGCATCATGGGGGCCGTCGTGAAGAACCTGGGGCAGAACGCGACCAGCCCGGATTGCCGCCAAGCCCTGGCCTACATCCCAATCCAGATAGTTCTCCCCGCCACCTGAATCCAAGGAGCGCTCTCCCATGAGATATCGCGTCGTCAACGTCTCGACGCTGCCTGTCGTGCTGCCGTTTGCGAACGGCGCGGTCACCCTGAAGAAGCGTGGCGACAGTGCGGCGATCGAGCTTTCGCAAGACAGGGCTCAGAGCCTCGCTCGACACGGCATCGTCCGCTTTGAAGCGATTGCAGCGCAGGCGCTTGAGCCGAAGCCCGCGACAGCCGACCCGCGGAAGGCATTTGCGCCCCGAAACTTTCCCGCCCCCGAAAATCCGCAACCCGCCAGCCAGCCGGCTGCCGATGAACCAAAGGAGACACGCTGATGGCCGTGCCCACCACCACTGCAATCAACACCGCAATCGAAACCTGGCGCGACACCACCATCGGTGCTTCCGGCGGCGCGATCGTCGCCAACACGCCAGTCTTCAATCAGATCGCCAAGGCGGTCACCGATCCAACCTATGGCCTCGAAGCCATGATCGATCCGCTGATCACGGATGTCAGCGAAGCCAAGGCGAGTGGCACCCTGACGTCGACGGGCAACTATGCCGACGGGAACACCGTGGTCATCGGCCTACTTGCTGGCGGGTCCAAGACCTACACCTTTCAGGCGACACTCACCAATGTCGACGGCCATGTGAAGGTGGGCACGACCGAAGCCGCGTCTATTGCGAACCTACACCACGCCATCAATGGAACCGGCGGCACGGCAGGCACGGATTATGCCGCGGCCACCACGGCGCACCCGGATGTGCTGGCGACGGACGATGGCACGCATGTGATGACCCTCACTGCCGCCGCGGCCGGTTCGGCCTGGAACGCCTTGGTCACCACGACGACGTCAAGCGCCACCTGGGGCGCCGCGACTATGACGGGCGGCAGCGGCGTGGAAGCCGTGGCGACCCTTGTCGCAGTCGATGCCTGGCGCGACACGCTGCGCGGGCCGCCCGTCAGTTCCGACGATGCTTCGGGCGCGCAGCTCGACACATCGGTGTCGTCGCTCAAGACCACCCTGGAAGCGCTGTTTACCTAGCGAAGCGCGCGAGAGCGCGTTCGCCAACAGAAGCGAAGCACGCGAGAGCGTGTTCGCCGAAAAGACCGCCCAAAACGCTGTCTGGGCAACAGCACCCGCGCCGTCGTGAGACGCCGCAGTCCCGAGCGAAGCGCGCGAGAGCGTGTTCGCCCCCAGAGCGAAGCACGCGAGAGCGTGTTCGCACAGAGAAGGAAAAGCCCTAATGACCGCTCCCGTTAAGCCCTCGAAAATGTTCGGCGCCGGGAATTTCACCGGCGTCGCCAACGTCAGCTTCCCCACACCGACCACGTTCAACACGCTGCAGGACTGGACCTTTTCCTTCAAACGGACGGTCAAGTCGCTGGTCGGCCAGAACCAGTTCCCGGATGACGTGTGCGCCGGCGAATCCACCATCACCGGCAAGGTGACGATGGGCTCGTTCAGCGGTCGCATCATCACTGATCTCGTGGCCGGCGCCTCTTATGTCTCGCAGTACCAGGTCATCGAGGCGCTGAAGGAGCTGAAGATCGTCAAGAGCGACGGCACCCTGATCGTAAACAATCATGGCGCGAACACATTCATTCGCGATCTCGGCGTGGTCGACACGGCGACCAACCTGCCGCTAACCCGTGTGGCAACCATCGCGCATGGGAATCACTACACTGTGGACACGACCGGAAATTATGCGTTCCACACCTCTCGGGCCGCGGATCAGGTTGCCATCAGCTATCAATGGCAGAGCAAGAGCATGGTGAACGGCGCCCAGATGAACATCACCAACCAGCTGCAGGGCAAGATCGGCGACTTCACCGCCGTGATGGCGAGCAACTGGAACGGCGAGCAGAACGTCTTCACCCTGAATTCGTGCATCGTCTCGGATTTCGAGTTCGGCACCAAGCAGGGCGACTACGGCAAGCCGACGCTGTCGTACCAGGCGCAGACCGACGCCTACGGCAATATCGGCACCATCAGCGTGGCGCAGCTGCGGTAAGCGAAGCGCGCGCGAGCGTGTTCGCAACAAAAAGAATTCTCACGAGAGACGCGGAGGCGCTGAGTTCATCTTCTTCCCTCCCCCAACGTGGGGAGGGGC